CAACCAGTCCATCCTTGATGGTCAGGGTCGTGTGCTCAACACATGGGCAGACGTATTGAACCGTGCAGGTCTTGGTATGGAAGTTATGCATGAGCGTAACGCACACAACTTCCCACTCGACCTTGCTGCTGCTGAGTCAACTCCTGTTGCACTCACCGCACCTTCTATCGGTTGATAATCAAACGATAGTAGTTTAATTTTCCCCTCACATATGTGGGGGGATTTTTTATAGGTATTTTAACGGTTACATTCCTTTACTTTTTGTGGTACTATTATGAACGGAAAACTTGATCCTGAAGAACGTGTTATGAACGATCCATCTTTGTTAGAAGACCTTGCTCTCACAATTGAAAAACTTAACTGGGAAGCAAGTGATAATATCGTTGTAGAAGTCGCTGGCACATCAATCTATGAGATTGAAGGTGCAGGTACTAAGTGGGCACCTAAGAAAGGCACCCGCAAATACAATAAAGATGCTTTTATTGTAATTAAAAACTTGGACAGACATCCAACAGTTTCTTCAAACCCAAATCCAGATTTAAAACAACATCATGAATATGGAATTGATTCATCAAAGTGATCCGCAGTATTTCACTGTCACTTCTGATCAACCCTATGACCGACACAGATATGAATTTGTATATTCAAATGGTCAGTCGAGAATATTTAATTCTTGGGAAGAAGTTAGAGGTGAATGGTTTAATATTCCATCACAATTCAAGTCTCATATAAAAGTTTTGGATACAAAACAAATCAAGAAAAAAACTAATGGAGGTTTTAAATAGTCATGGCAACGTCAACATTACAACAACAAAGGAGGGGATGGTTTGATATCCTTGATGACTGGCTTAAACGGGATCGTTTTGTCTTTGTGGGTTGGTCTGGAATACTTCTTTTTCCCACTGCTTATATGGCAATTGGTGGCTGGCTTACTGGCACAACTTTCGTTACGAGCTGGTATACCCACGGGTTGGCGTCTTCTTATCTTGAGGGTGCTAATTTTCTCACAGCGGCTGTGTCAACGCCTGCTGACTCTATGGGTCATTCTCTTCTTCTACTTTGGGGTCCTGAAGCTCAGGGCAGTCTCGTCAGGTGGTTCCAACTTGGAGGGCTTTGGGCCTTTGTTGCTCTCCACGGTGCATTTGCCCTTATAGGTTTCATGCTTCGTCAGTTTGAACTCTCACGTCTCATCGGAATTAGACCGTACAATGCTATTGCGTTCTCTGGGCCTATCGCTGTTTTTGTCAGTGTGTTTCTCATCTATCCTCTTGGACAGTCCAGCTGGTTCTTTGCACCGTCGTTTGGCGTTGCTGCGATATTTAGATTCCTACTATTCCTACAGGGTTTCCATAACTGGACGCTCAACCCGTTCCATATGATGGGTGTAGCAGGTATTCTGGGTGGAGCACTTCTATCTGCTATTCACGGAGTTACTGTTGAAAATACACTTTACGAAGATGGTGAACAAGCAAATACTTTCAAAGCATTTGACTCAACTCAAGAAGAAGAGACCTATTCAATGGTCACTGCTAACAGATTTTGGTCACAGATTTTTGGTGTTGCTTTTAGCAATAAGCGTTGGCTTCACTTCTTCATGCTTTTCGTACCTGTTATGGGTCTCTGGGTTTCCAGTATTGGCATTATTGGTCTTGCCCTTAACCTTCGTGCTTATGATTTTGTAAGTCAGGAGATCAGAGCAGCAGAAGATCCAGAGTTTGAGACGTTCTATACTAAGAATATCTTGCTCAATGAAGGACTACGTGCATGGTTAGCACCAGTTGACCAACCACATGAGAACTTCGTTTTCCCTGAAGAAGTCTTACCAAGAGGAAATGCACTGTGATTGCTTTCTTTTATTTTGCATGTTTATTTGCTATCGGTGGTGGTGCTTTTGCCCTAATGTGGTCAAACATCAAATCAATCAGTGAATTGAATACTCCCATCAAAACAATTAGACATCCAGAAGCACCTGAACCTGGTGAAACTGTAATGTACGTTGATCTCTCTAGAGAAAAACTTGAAGATTTATATAAACAATGATATAATTAGAGGGTGTAACAACCCTCTTTTTTTATGACTACAATTATTAATCATGCAGTTGCATTTTGGTCTGTAGTTGTAATGAACTGTGTTCAACCTGTAAACTGGGGATATTGTTTACCAGTTCATGAATGGTTGTTACCTGAAGTTTATGTGGGTATTCAAATGTACCTTGACAAGGAAATGAATTTCTTGTATACTAACGAACGAGATTACTTAAAAAACTTGCAATGAAAATTTTTCTCGATACAGCAGATACGGAAGTGATCCGTCAGTATTTTGAGACTGGACTGGTCGATGGTGTTACAACAAATCCATCACTTATCATGAAAGCAGGAAGAGATCCTGAAATTGTATATCAAGAGATTAAAGATATTGGTGTAAAAGATATTAGTATGGAAGTCATGGGTGATGCCCAAAACATGCTAAGTGAAGGACTCAGACTTGTAGAAAAATTTGGTAGTGTTACTACGGTTAAACTTCCTTGCACAAGAGAAGGACTTCTTGTATGTAAAGAACTTAGTAAAGAGAAGGTTCGTACCAATGTAACATTGATCTTCTGTGCATCACAAGCAGTTCTAGCAGCAAAGGCAGGAGCAACCTATGTCTCTCCTTTTGTTGGACGACTAGACGATCAATCTGTAGCAGGTCTAGAGGTTGTACGGTCTATTTCTGAACTCTATCGGATTCATCGTATGGAGACACAAGTACTTGCTGCTTCTATTCGTAATGTTCAACGTGCTATCAGGTCTTGGTATAACGGTGCTGAAATCTGCACCATGCCACCAAAGGTATTTGACCAAATGTATGATCACATCTTGACTGAAAAAGGTCTTGAGATCTTTGATAACGATGCTGCTAAAATTGCATTTACTGCATGACACAACTAATTGATCCTACAGATCCAAGATACTTCTCAGAAACCTCTGATAAATCATATGATCGTCATGTTTATAAACTAACTATTCCTGGATATAAATCTGTCATTATTGAAGACTATGAGATGCTTAGAGCATTATGGTTTGAACAATGTAGAAATTATAAAGGATGTACAATAGATGTATTGGATGTAAAACCAAAACGAAATAAAGGATTTTCTTGACTAAATAATCGCATGAGAGTTGAAACACTCTATGCATATTCAAACATATCTAGAATAACTCTCCAGGCAGAGCCCATTATTATGGGTCTGCCTTTTTTTTCTGTCCTTTATTTGTACCGTATGGAACTTTACGCAACTCCTCAAGGATATCTCTATAACTTACACACCGTAAACAGGAAGGAAGCTAAGAAAATGTGGAGAAAAAGAATCAAAGAACAGTGGGACAATCAATGTGCTTACTGTGGTTCAACTGAAAATCTTACTATCGACCATGTTATTCCCAAGTCAAAAGGAGGAACAAATTTTACACAGAATGTAGTTTGTTCGTGTTTATCATGTAATGGGTCTAAGGCAAATACTGAATGGAAGGAATGGTATTTAAACCAGGAATTCTTTCAAGAATCGAATAAGAGACGTATCCAGGAATGGATAGGACATAAAGAGGATGGTAAAGTTAAATTGTATCGTTGCAAACCTAGGAGAAACTTTATTCCCAATGCAGCATAGTTTGCATATATAGAAGAATGATAAGAGATCCTAAAAATTTTTAGGATCTTTTTTATCTCATAAAAATACATGCTATAATACAGGAGTTACGATGGCAAAAAACATGTTTACAATTTATTCCAAGACTGGTTGTCCTTATTGTGAAAAGATAGAGAATATTATGAGTCTTGCCAAGCTAGAACATGTCAGATACATGCTTGGGGTAGATTTTACCAGAGAAGAATTCTATGCAGAATTTGGAGAAGGATCTACTTTTCCACAGATTGTATGTGATGATAAAAGATTAGGAGGATGCACCGAGACTGTAAAGTATCTAAAAGAAAGTAATATGGTATGATACCTGAAAAAAATCTCACAGGAAAGGATCTAAATAGTGTAGACCGTGGGTTTGAACTAATACTATCTCATAGGAGGACTCATCAAAAAGAAGAACCCCCAAAGTCTTTTTTCTTAAGTTTTAATTTATTTAAATATGAAGTAACTTTTGAGATTAGAAAAAGAAGTTCTCAAAACGAGGAGGAAAAACCATGCAAACGGCACTCATTGCGGTAAGCGTATTACTCTTGATTTCTTATGCGATTATTGGTATAATAGTTGGATGGTTGGTAAGGGAAAACATTTACTCCTATAAAGGATATATGCATCCAGAAATGTTTGATGAGAATGGTAACGTTTTACCTGACCAAATTTTTGCAGTACGATTTGAAAACACTTATGACGACAACGAAACAGAAGAAGACGACTAATATTCTTCCTTCAAATGCTTTTATGCATGAAATTCTTGAACTAACTTCTAAGCAACGAAGTAATGCTAAAAAAGTAGAGGTTCTTCAGGGAAATAATTGCCTTGCTTTGAAGTCTCTACTTATTTGGAATTTTGACGATTCAGTTATTTCTGTTCTCCCTGCAGGTGATGTTCCATATGGAAACCTTAAGGAAGATGTAACTGCCTCTGGAAATCTTTCAGATAAAATTAAAACATCTTCACAACAGAACAACTCTATTGCTGAAGAATCATTACGGGCAAAGAAGACATCTATCCGTAAAGAAAGTGAAAAGTTTTATAATTTTGTAAAAGGTGGTAATGATACACTTTCTTCTATCAGAAGAGAGGTTATGTTCATCAATATTCTAGAAGGTCTTCATCCCGAAGAAGCAGAAATTCTTTGCCTTGTGAAAGATAAGAAACTTCAAACCAAGTATAAAATTAGCAAAGCAAATGTTGAAGCAGCATACCCTGATATTTCATGGGGAGGTCGCAGTTGAAGTTTAAATTTATTCAGCAAGATTGTGATCCAACCTTAGCTGAAGATCAATCTCTACCAACAAATTCTTACTTGGTAGAGTATGTTATTGATAAAAAAATACATTATGATATTGTTATGGCAAACAAGTCTGTGGACATCTTTGATCACTATTGGGATAATTATCGTCATGATCTTTTAGCATTTAACCAGACTCAAGGAAAAATTAATCCAAAACTATACGGATATAAGGCTAAAGAAAGTAAAAACCCAAAAAAGAAAAACGATGACTAAAGGTTTTGATAAATCTTCAAACAATAAAAATCCTGATGATGGAAAGGCAAGAGTTACAATTGATCAGGCTGAAATTGACAAAGTTTTGAAGCAGTATAAAAAAATTGGAAAGTATATGAAGTCATCTATTTTTCAAATAAAAACCATGGATGGGACAGAGGAACTTGTTAGTAAGTTACTTGAAGAATCCCAAGATGTTGACCTCTAAATAATTCAAGAGGAAAAGGATATATGCTCTCCACTCAATATCGACTGAAGATGGAATTCATTTGTAAGTGCATTGCAAATGGAGAAGAAGTCAAACTAGATGATATGATTTGGGCAAACAAACTCGCTAAAGCAAATACAACTGCTAACGAGATGCTCAAAAAAGCACGAAGACAATCATCCCAAAAAATTCAAGAAGGAACCATGGATGATTTTCTGAATAGGATGGGTTTAGGAGACCCCGATCCATCCAATCACAAAACGGGGTTCACTAACACAGACGAAATAGTAGATTGGTTCCGACAGGATAAACCTGATGACTGGAGACAAAGAGACTAAAACCTATCAATATCAATTTGAGTATCAATGGGGTGGTGTAGATACACCCTTTACTAAGATGAGACGATGGGCCAAAAAGCAAAATCCTGTTGTTCAGCATGTAGCACTTGGTCTAATTGAGTGGTTGTGGAATCATTGGGTTGATGGTAGAGTAGACATGGAAATGACTTCTGTTGATAAACAAGCAGAAGAAATACTCAAACAATGGGAAAGTGATGAACCAAAACCTAGAATCAAATCTGAACCTTCTGAGGTAGAAGGATTGGATAATATTAGTATCTCTTGGAGACAACACGATGAATGATTTTCTAGACAACTTAGGTGCCGATCTTTGGCAAAAAATGCATAAACCTAAGAAACTCAACGGGGTGAAAATTACTCCTCAAACATATATTGATATGAATGAGAGTTTTAAAGAAGAGGGATTAGCAATTACAATCTCAATCCCAACACAAGAACAAATTGATAAGTGGCAGGAGTGGT